GTATCTTGAACGAAATGGCGTTGCAAAAAAGAAATTTCATCTATACCATAATATGATAACATATTACTATCCTTCGCTGCACAAGTATATTCCACTCCTAATTGTGCCCATATTTGTTTATAATATAAACTATCAAAAGTTACTCCATTACGTGATATAGTTTTAACTGATATTAAATCATCATCACCATAAAATTTTGCTTTAACATATTTTCCAAAATCTACTAAATTACCAAACATTTGATAATAAGCAAATCTAATAGCAAACATGCCAGCCAAATTATTAAAAATAGTGGTCAATGCTATACCAGATTTATTACCTTGTTTTGCAAAATAAACATAATTTCCAACAATATGTCGAGAATTTAAAAAAGTTGCAAAAATTACTTTACGCACCATTGCATTTTCTTCTCCATCTTCATAAAACTGATTAACTACATCACACACATGCATCATATATTGTTGACCAATTGACGCATCAAAATTTTTTCCATCTCCATTTATAAACAAATTGGAGTTATAGAGTAAATCATTAACCATTAAAGTCCACTCATAACTATTAGCATTAATACCAATCGCCATTTCACCTTGTAAATAAACTGAATGGCAAAAAGATATAAATGTTCCAAAATACTTTCTCATTAACATATTAAAATCTACTGGAGAAATTTGAAATATACGAGTTTTACCTTCATCTACCTTTTCTAAACTACGAGTTTCATCCTTTAATGTATCAATAAAGAACGTTTCTTTTACAATACCTTTTCGAGCTTTATTTTCTCGATCATGGAACTCGTATAAAACAAAATCTCCCATTTCAAATTGTTTGGGTGTATCATTAATTTTATTAAAAAATGGCATTTTTCCACTAGTATTATTAATTACAATATAAGGAAAACCTGCTGATGTTGACATATCCATAGGTTTCATTAAACCATAGCCATTTATCATTTCAAAATTATCTAAAACTCGCATTTCTTTATAGGGACTACTCCAATCATGTAAAGATGACAACAAATGTTGACTCACTACTTCGATTGCTTTTTCATCTACCATACTAGAAACACGTGCAATTTTCATCAAACCTAAATATAAAGGACTAATTATAAATCCATCTTTTTCAAATGGTCTTAATCTAGCTGGTTTTACAGTACTAGCACCCAAATCTTCTTCCATAGCATCATAAACTATGCTATGAACTATTTTTGATTTTCGTGGCAAC